TTATGTATTTTACTTCTGGCTACAATATTATAATGCGTTACTTGTTTATAATGTTTTCCACAAAATATACACAGTTGCCATCAAAAAAAAGCCAAAACCAACAAGAAAACACTTCCAACCTTCAATTTTATCCTCATTCATCAAAATAGGCATCAAAACACCAGCGATAATAAAAAAAGAAACCAACATCATCATTTACTCCAATGGCATAATAACCTCATTAGTATCATAATACTTAAACATAGGCTCAATATCAAGAGTAAAACTAGACAACATTGTCTTACGTTTACGTTCATCAATAACAATATACTCCCTAATACCCTTATTACCCTCAACTTCATCAGCAGTAATAAAAATATCAGTATGACGTAAAACCCTTTTATCAATCATGCTAAAATCCTGAGTAGTATAATAAAGACATACATTACGCTTACGGGTCTGCAAAATAAAATAAGTAATAATAGTATTACTCATAGAACGCCTACAATCAGCGAAAACAGTGAACTCATCAATACCTACACTAACATCATGAAGATCAGTTTCATTATCAAGAAGGCTTTTAACATTAAGTTTATCAAAATCAATAATATTCAACCCAAAATTAGCGACAATATGCCTATCCATCTGGTAATCCTTAACAAGATAACGGGTCATAAGTAAAGTTTTACCACTACCTAAGCCTCCTTGAATACCAATAATCATCTTAATCTCTCCTGAAGAACTTACCGATACCCTCAAACTTTAGTACTTTGAAGTTAACGCTAAACTCCCTATCGCCTTTAAGTCTACCCAGTACATCCCTGATTTTATTGAACACATCCAGCTTGACACCCAGCCATATAAACATGGCAATACAAAAAACTGGTGCAATTAAGACAGCCCACCATTCACCAGACATGGTTTACCATACCCCAAATATTATCATTAAACCAATTCCTAATAATGTACCTGAGATGGTTACTGCTGAACCAAACCATACTCCTCTAAACCATTCACTTCTCTTATATAGTGATTCCATTTTTCACCTCCTTAACGCTTAAGAATAATGGTAGATAAATAACAGTACCAACAGCACACCCAACCAACAAAGAAACAACCCCGATATTAAGCAAAACACCATAAGCGTAACTAGTAAAAGCATCCATGTAACCAGCTACCATAAGCCCATAAGACAAAACAACAGTACTGAAATAAACCTTACCTATCTTAATGACATTATTACCCTTACTTGTTTTCTTACGTTTACCCCAGATAATACCAACATGATCAGGATTAACCCTTTCGATATTGAAAGAAGTACATTCATTAGGATTCTTATAGCAAATAATAGTCTTAAAGCTAAAATCCTTTTTGAATATACGCTGTATAATACTCTGTGATTTATTCATCTTCTTCTCCGTCTAGGTCTGCGACATCGAACTTTTGATTTTCTGCCTTTCACCTTACGATAATAATATTTACCGGTAGACTTCTTCCTATGAGATACAGGTTTTTTTCTATGATACGTTGGTTTCTTCTTATGTGATATAGGTTTCTTCTTATGAGATACAGGTTTCCTTTTGTGATGCACAGGTTTCTTTTTATGAGATACGGGTTTTTTCCTATGCTTAACAGCATGATAAGTTTTTCTACCAGTACCATAAGTTTGTTTAGCCTCAGTTTTTACCTTCTGGAATAAAGGAGTAGTCTTTCTCTTAGCCCGTTGTTTTGCCCTAGAAATAGCCTGTTCACTTCTACGTTTAGCAACTTCCTCCTGATAAACCCGTCTTTCCAAAGCCTTATGTTGCATACGCTGTTCAGATTCTTGATATTTCCTAGCTTTCCTTTTTTCAGATGCCTCAACATATTTATACTTAGCGTGTTGTTTAGTTTTCTGCCAAAATGTTTTCTTAGGCTTTTCTTCATTATTATTTGATGGTTGAGTAACATTATTTTCTTCCATTTTTCACCCCCTTGCCTCTAAAGAGCAACCTATTTTTTAGTTTACTGAGTTTATGTTTCAAAACAATAACACCAAGCGTACCAACCTCAGCCTGTGTCATCTCAGGTTTACAAAGAAACCTGAACTCAGGGTCAATATGTTCAACATTAACAGATACAGTCTTTTTCATCTTATCCTCTTAAATAAAGATTTAAATTTAAATGCTTTATTTCTTGATAATTCCTTATTTGTTTTAAACTGATGTTTTTTGGGTATATTCCTATTATACCGATGTCTTGCATAAGTCATAGCTTGAGATGAACTATTAAATGTTTTATTTCTTTTTAAATGAACTGTTTTATATTTTGTCATAATATATCTCCTCTAACGTTTACCCATCATCTCCATCATACTACCAAAACGCTCAGTTTCCTGATCCAACCTGTACTTAGTAATATCAACAATATCCTGACGACCCTTACCCTCAACACTAGTAAGATACTCACAATAACTAGGGATCCATTCCTGCAAAAAACTAATATCATAAATATGCCCGATGGTATCCAAAGTAGTAATAGCAGATATAAGCTGTTGCCTAATATTAGTCTTACGTCTACCCCACTGCTCATTCAACAAAATCTCAGTAACCTTAGATAGTTCACTCTTGTCATCACTACCAGATGGCATACTCTCAGGGATATCATCAAAAACAGCAGATGGCTTAACACTCACATGAACCACATCCCGATATTAACAACACCAAGAACTACAGCACCAATCAACAAAGCAGTAAGCACCAGATTAGGCATATCAAGATGCACCTTAGTGAAAGCATCAGAAAGATGCCTATTCAACAACATATCAATAAGTCCACTATCATACTTAACCGTATCAATCTCAGTATGAGCCTTGACTGTTCTTGTTTCCTCCTTACCAGTCAAAGGATTAACCCAATTCTTAACCTTTTCAGGTACATCAATATATTTCATACATCCATGATGAATAGGCAAAGATGAACCCTCCAGATAAACAGCACTAAGAACACCAGTAGGATTACCAACATAAGAACCTTTAGGGTCAATAAAATAGGTCTGGCTATCAACACTAAAGTTATCCTTATTCAAAGGGATCCATTTAAGCTTAGATGACCTATTAGCTTTAAGAACAACAGCCAACATATAACCCTTTTTACTCTTGATTGGTGTGCCTTTCTTTTTTATTTTTACTTTCTTCAT